AGGTCGAAGGGTTCCCGCGATTCATCAAACCGATCGCGCACGGCCGCAAGCCGCAAACCGCGGAAGAATACCGTTCCTGGGCGCAAGCCTGGTTCGCGGCGGCGGGGACCGATGGCAGCGACGAGCAAACCCCGCGGGAAATGGTCTATCGCTGGGACGTCGAGAAATCGATGCGCGAGCTGATCGGCGTCGGCGAGGAGGATATTGCGATGCTGCGGCCGTTCTTCGACATGAAGGTCGAGCAGATGAACAGCAACCTCGGCATCAAGCACGCCAGCAATGACGGCGGGGATATGTAATGGCTCCCTACGCCGGCCCTTACAAAACGGTCAATGACTTGATTGATCTGGTGCTCGCGAAATTGGGCGTAAAGTCGGCCGGCCAGCCTACCGATCCCGAGGACTACAACTACGTCTTCTCGGACTATGACGCCATCCTGCGCAAGCTGGCCGGTTTGGAGATCATCACGCTGTCGAGCTTCGATACGACCTCCATTCCCGGCGCATGGTTCGTGGATCTTGCCGCCATCATCGCCGGCGAGGTGTGCGTGAAGTTCAGCTACACCGGGCAGGACCGCACAGAAATGATGAATGCAGGGCTCGGCGACGGCGTCTCGGTCGAGATCGGCGGCGGCGCAGCAGCGAAGTCGCTCAAGCAAATGACCCGGCTCAAGCCCACGCTCGAGCCGCTCAAGGCCGATTATTTCTGATGCCAAATACTCCATACATCCAGATCCCATGGCCGTTGAGCTCGTTCCCCGGATCAAATCTGCATCCCGGCGACAACACGCAGGAATCGGCCGGGAGGATCATCAATCGATACGCAGAAGCCTTGGGCGAGGCGCAGCATCCTACCGGACCATCAGCCCAGGTCTGGCGACGATCGCCTGGGCTGACACGCCACGCCGTCACGTCCCAGACCGGCTATCGCGGCGGCTTGATCGTCAATAATCTGTCCTATGAGGTGTGGAACAACAACCTTTCGACGGTCGACGCGGGCGGCGGCGTGACCTCGCTCGGCAGCATACCGGGGACGGCTCCTATCAGCATCGCGCGCGATCTGGCCGTCACCGTCGATGTCGTGATCGTCAGTCCGGGGGATGGGGCGTTCACGTCGACCGGTGGGGCGGCGCCCGTCTCCTACAACGGCGGCGGCGTGCTGCCGCAGCCTAACAGCGTGGCGTTCCAGGATGGCGTCTTTCACTTCACGATCGCGGATGGCCGCGTCTTTGCTTCGGGGATCAATGCATTGACGCAGAACGCGCTCACGTTCGTCAAGCTGCAGTCGAAGTCAGATGTCGTCCTGCTCCGCGGCATTGCCTTCAACGGCATGATGTACTTTTTCACTACTGGCGGCTGCGAGGTCTGGCAGGACACCGCGGCTCCGACACCGGCCTATCCCTATACGAAATTCATGACGCTGGCCTATGGGCTGGTGCAGCAGAGCGCAATCGCGGGATGGGAAACCGGCTTCGATGACCTGATATGGGTGGCGCAAGACTTCAACGTCTATCGCCTGCCGTACAACACGCTGCAACCGGGGCCGGCGATCTCGCCGCCCGCGCTCAACACGCTGATCGAGTTCGCAGTCAAGGCCGGCGATACGATCAAGGCCGGCGTCCACATCTCGGCGGGTCGCAAGTTCTGGACGCTCACGTCCTCGACCTGGACTTGGCAGTTCAACCTCTCGACGCAGAAGTGGAACGAGCGGCAGAGCCTCAACGCCATTACCGGGCTTTATGGCCCGTGGCGCGGCGTCGGCGGTCACAACGCCTTCGGCAAATGGCTCATGGGCGATACGCAATCAGGAAACCTGTTGTTTACCGATAGTCAGAACTTCACCGAGGATGGGGCACCGCTGCGCTCGCGGATCGAGAGCGGGCCAGTGAGCGCATTCCCCGGCCAGACCAGGATCGCACGCGCGGATTTCAATTTCGTGTTTGGCGTCGGCGAGAACGTCGCCAACTTCATCACCAATATCGTGGGAACGGCGGCCTCGCCTTCGCATCTGATCCGGCTGGAGGTCATCTCGACAGCGGGGATGACAAACAACGATCAGGTCAATGTCGCCGGCGTCCATGGCACGACCGAAGCCAATGGCACCTGGGTGGCAACCATCGTCGACCCGACGCACATCGATCTGCAAGGCTCGCTGTGGGCCAATGCCTTCACCTTTGGCGGGACGGTTACCGATGTCACGGCGCCGCCTAACATGGTCGCTCCAGTGTGCGCCATCTCGTGCTCGAAGGATGGCGGCATCACCTGGGACTACCCTGCAATCCGGCAGATCGGGACGCAGCAGCACGTCAAGGGCGTGCGCGCCTCGGTGAAGTCGCGCGGCATGTCGGGCATCCAGGGCGTGCGCTGGCGGGTCGATTGCAGTGATAGTGTCTACGACGGGTTCCTGGGCGGCACGATGTCCACCAACCCACTGGAGCCACCACCATGACGGCAGGAGCAAAGCCGCTCGGCCCGGCCGGAATGGCGGTCGTGCATACGGATGGCGTCCCAACCACCGAGTTCGGGGCGTGGCTCGATTACGTCAATCGCTTCATTGCGGCGCCGGGGCCGCTCGTGAGCGCGGCCAATGATGCCGCCGCGGCCGCGGCCGGAGTGCCGGTGGGTGGAATCTACAGAATAGGTAATGCTGTACAAGTAAGGCTTGTGTGAACGGGAGGATCTGCCCCATGGGCATATTTTGATTATTTCAGCGGGCAGGACGCGCAGAACGCTGCGGATGCGCAGAAAGCCGGCATTCAGCAGGGCTACGCCAATCTAACGCCGTTTTTCAGCCAGGGCCGCGATGCGCTCACGGGCGCGCTCGGCACCGGCACCGGCGCGCTGAATACCGCGCTGGGCAACGCGACGGGTGCTTATGGATCCGGCCTGACCGGCGCGACCGGCGCCTATGGACAGGCGCTCGGCGCCGGTACCGGCGCGCTGGGGGGAGCGCTCGCCGGATCAGTGGGAGCATACCAGCCCAACCTACAGACTGGTCAGGCCGGGCAGAACGCCTATGCCAATGCGCTCGGCGTCAATGGTCCGGCCGGCAACGCTCAAGCCGTGCAGAATTTCCAAGCCGGCCCCGGCTATCAATTTCAAATGGACCAGATGATGCAGAACCTGCTGCGCAATCAGCAGGCGACGGGACAGGCCAATTCGGGTGCGACGAATGTCGACACCTTGCAACAGGCTTCCGGCATCGCCAATCAGGGCTGGCAGCAATATCTGCAAAACCTGCAGCCGTTCATCGGTTCTTCGAATGCGGCGGCGCAAGGAACTGCCGGCGCCTACCAGAATTACGGCAACCAGGTCAGCGGTCTCAACCAGAACATCGCCTCCGGCATTGGCGGCGCGAACCTCGGCACGGCCTCGGGCCTCGCTGGAACCAACGTCAATGTCGGACAGCTCCTTGCCGCCCTCAATCAGGGCACCGGCAGTCAACTAAATCAAAGCCTGCAAAATCAGGGCAATGCGGCCTACGGCGCTGCCACGGGCATCGGCAACGCCCAGGCCAATGCGGATCTCGCTCAATACACCGCATCCGGCAACTTGTGGAACACGCTGCTCGGCGGCGCCAATGCCGCAGCCAAAATCGCGGCGGCGTAAAGGACTGATCGATGGCCGGTCCCCAAGACTATCTGACGGTGAAAGGACCGGAAGGCGCCAGCTATTCGCTGCCGAAGTTCGACCTCGGCTCGCAGATCGCGTCTATCCCGACGTCGTACCAGGAGGGCCAGAAGGCTGCTCAAGCGAACGAGCAATATGCGCGCACACGGGCAATCCAGACGGCGCTCCCGAACGGAATCGATGAATTCAAAGACCCGCAAACCGGCCAGTACGACATGCACGGGCTGGTCAATCGCATGGTCCAAGTTGCCGGCCCGGAAGGCGCCGGCATGGCCCAGCAGCTCATGGACGCCGCGCTGGGGTCGCAAGTCACTACGAAAGTTCAGGGTGAATTGGGCGGCGGAACTGGCAGGCCGATGGCACCACCGGCGGCGTCCGGTCCCGGTAACATCGATCTGAGCAAGCAACCGAGGGCTCCTGATGGGGCTACGGACAACTCTGGAGCGGAAACTGTTCGAACGCTGGCGACCGGCATAGCGAAAGGCCAGGACGCAACGGCTGCGATCAATAGGATTGCCGGACGCTACGGTGGCCCAGATGCTCCATTGTCGCCGGCCCAAGAGGCGGATGCACGAAGTATCCTGGGTCGTCTCATTGGCCAAGGCGGTCAGCAGCCCGGCACTGGCCGCAGCGGTCAGCCGGCACCTTTTGCCGCCAATCGCACCGCGCAGCCTGCCAGCGATCAGCAGAACGCCCCGCCAAATCCGCAACCAACATTCAATGCTCGCGTCCCGCAATATGGTGGAATGTCCAATCGCCCATCGGTAACGCAGGATGGCACAAGCCAGCCTCCAGCTGGACCGACATCATCGCGCGAGGTTGCACAAAACGGACCCGGCGTCGTATCGCCAACGCCTTCGAGCGGCACGCCATCTCGATATCAATACCTGCAAGAGCAATCCAATCAGAAACGCCAAGAAGCACAAACATGGGCTCTCGCAGGTCCAAAGTATAAGGACAGGGCCGATCTACTAAACAAACAGGCAGATGCGCTCGATGAGCGAGCCAAGCAAGACCCGCAATATATTGCCAATGTCGAGGGCGCAAGAAATGAGTCAACGGCTCAGGTGAAGCTACTTAGTGAGCTTGCTGATTCCGGTGTCGAGAGTAAAGGCCAGATTGGCCAGCTTAACGTCATCAAGCAGCTCGGCGACAAGGTTGGATTTGGTGTTGTCCCGAAGGTTCAGAGTTTTCTCGGAAAGTATGGCGTCGATACGAATGGCCTGACGGATATCCAAGCTTACGAGCGCGCGATCGATTACATGGCGCCGCAGTTGCGCCCGATCGGTTCCGGCCGGCTGATGCAGCAGGAATTGGCGGCATTTAAATCCTCTCTTGGTGGCTTAATGACAACGCCAGAGGGTCGGCGTATCTCGCTCGAAAATCTTGGGTTGATCGCAAATTACAAGACGCAGATCGGGCAGATCGCGGCCGATACGACCATGTCGCCATCGGAGCGCATTCAGAAAGTCTATTCGGTGGCGCCGCCGCATCTCAAGACGGAAGCGCCGGTATCATCGCAGCCGGGGCAGACGCAGGCCACAGGCCAGCCCGGTGCTCAACCGCCTAAGATCACCAGCAAGTCCGATTTTGACAAATTGAAAAGTGGCACATCCTTCATCGACAAGGACGGGGTGCGATGGCGGAAACCGTAACGACGCAACCTGTCGGTGGTCCGGCCGCATGGGGCGCGGTCCCGGATGAAGACCATCCCGCTACATGGGGCGCTGTGCCGGACGAGGGGCCGAGCGTTGCGGGCGATGTGGCGAAATCCGCCGGCATCGGCCTTGTGAAGGGCGGCATCGGCCTCGCTGGACTGCCCGGAGATGTCAACGACCTAATGGCGAGGGGCGGGGAATGGCTCGGGAACAAGCTCGGCCTCCCCCCGCTGCCAGCAGGAACCAAGTTCAGCCCCAACATTCCCACTTCGGGAGCCATCCAGTCGGGCGTCGAGGATGTTACCGGCAAGTTCTACCAACCGCAGACTACGGCTGGGAAGTATGCCCAGACGATCGGCGAGTTTGCGCCGGCCGTTTCCACTGGACCGGGCGGCTTGCTCCGCAAGATCGCCCAGACCGTCATTCCGGGCGCGGCTTCGGAAGCGGCTGGCGAGGCGACTGAAGGGACAGCGCTGGAGCCATGGGCTCGGGCTGGCGCCGGCATTGTGGGTGGTCTCGGTGCGGGCCTCACAACACGTGCTTCCACGGTAGAACAGGCGATCCGCGGACAGATGCCGGACTACGTGACGCCTGGCGTCATCAATCAGGCCGATCACCTGATTGCCGATGCTGGGAGCCGCGGTGTCACGCTGACGTGGCCAGAAGCATTGAGTCAGGTTACCGGCCGTCCGGTCCTGACCGATATGCAACGCCTCCTGGAGAGCTCGCGGCAGACCAGAGGAACGATGCAGGATGCGCTTTCCGATCGGCCGCAGCAGATGCAGGCCGCTGGCCGTAGCGCTGCCGGAACCATTGCGCCGCCTACGACCGCGCCAGCCACGATCGGTTCCGAGGCGGGGAAAGCGGCAAAAGAGACTGTCGGCGACGTGCGTGGTGCGATCAACAGGTTTACGGACCCGATGTATAAGCGGGCCGAGACCGTCCAGCTCACGCCGCAAGAGATGGCCCAGGTTCGCGCCCTGCCGGGTTATGCGGAGGCGGCCGACGCAGTGCGGAGTGACACGCAGCTCAACCGCTATGTCGCCCACTTGCCGGAAAACTCGGTCGGCTTTCTCAATGAGGTCAAGAAACAACTCGATCAGCAGGGGCGCAATGCCACGCCCAGGATTGGAGCTCAAAACCCCAACATGCAGCGCGCCGCCGGGCTCGGCCAGGATGCCGGCGCGCTTGGAACCACGCTATCGAACGCCTCGCCCGACTATGCGACTGCGGTTGCCGTGCAGGCCCACGCGCGCCAGCAGTTCCTCGATCCGCTGCTGCAGGGGCCGCTCGGCAAACTCGCCAAGAACGATGTAACGACCCAAAAGGCGATCGATGCCCTGTTTCCTGCCAATCCGCTGATTGGGAGCGAGGGCGAGGTGTCAACGGCGGTATCGGCGCTGGCGCAGCGCCGCCCTGCCGCGGCCCAGGCGCTGGTGCGCGCACACGTCGAGCAAAAGCTGGACGAGGCGTTCAACGCCGCCGGCCGAGGCCAGGAGGCGGCGCAATTCGCGGGCGCGAGTGCGGCCAATCGGCTCGCCGGAAGCTCGGTGGTGCCAACGCAGAAATTCGAGAATTTCCGCGCTGCCGTCGAGGCGCTTCCTGGTGGGAAACAGACCTGGCCGGGAATACAGCGCTTCCTCGATATCGCCCAGGCGACTGGGACGCGACAGCCGATCGGATCAAAGACCGCCTTCAATGAGAAGGACCTGGCGGCGCTCAGCCATGGGGGCGCCGCCGGCAATATCGCGGCCTTAGCTACGTCTCCGGGAGAGTGGTGGCATTACGCGCATGATGCGTGGGGTCGCTGGCAATTGGGAAGTAACCTTGATGGGCTGGCTAAACTCATCACCGACCCGAAGGCGGCGCCTATCTTCGAACGGATCGCCCGTAGTCCGCCTAACTCGCGTGAGGGGCAAATCCTCGCTGCCAGGCTCGCGCTGCAATCGGGCGGGGCGGCGGGAGCACGCAGCAATGATGCGCGACAATAGAGCGGTCGCAAGCATCGATGCGCAAATGGCAATGAAGGCCGGGGCATAACTAAACTGACCGTCCATCCAATCCCAATGGATGCTGGCGGCCATCACTGAACAGAAGATCAAGGTCTGGAAAATGTACCACATGAAGTGCATCCTTTTGATGCTGGCACTGCTCCTCGGCGCCCATCCTGTCTCCGCCCAAGGCTCGCTGCCGATCGCGCTGCAGCAAGTCTCCGACCAGAACGGCAAGCCGATCGTCGGAGCATTGCTGTATTTTTATCAAGTGGGCACCGTCGCGACCCGGCAGGACAGCTTCCAGGATACGGCGCTGGTCAATCCAAATCAATGGCCGCTCCAGAGCGATGCCTACGGCCGTATTCCGATGTTCTACGTGGCCTCGGGCTCGATCCATGTGCGGCTGACCGATCCGGGCGGCCTGGTCATCTTCGACTATCCGAACATGCTGGTCATCGGGCCATCCGGCGGCGGCGGCGGGGCCGGTGCGATCGATCCGACCACGATCGCGAGCACGGGTGACATGAAGTTCCGGCCATCCGCCGAGGTGCTGACCGGCTGGGTGCGGATGAACGGCAACACGATCGGCAATTCCGTCAGCGGGGCTACCGAGCGCGCCAACGCCGATACGCAGGCTCTGTTCATCTATCTTTGGGGCCTCGGCTTGACCCCATCTGGAGGGCGCGGCGCCAACGGATTGGCGGATTTCAACGCCAGCAAGACGATTGCCACCATAGACATGCGTGGCATGGCCACTGTCGGTCTCGATACGATGGGGGCGGCTGCGGCCGGCCGCCTGGCCGGGGCACTGTTTGCCACGGGAAATTCATCGACACCATTGTCCACCGGCGGCGAGGCCACACACACGATCACACAAGCGCAGTTGCCTGTGGTTAACCCGACATGGTCTCAGACCGGCGGCAGCGCGGGTTGGTCACAGACTGGTGGCAGTGCGTCATGGGCTCAGAGCGGCACCGGCACTGCGCTGTTCCACGGCAATTCGGTGACGCCCACGCTCAACAATGCTGTCGGAGTGATCAACAATCAATCTGGAGGTAGCACAATTGGATCTCCTGGCGGCACGACAGCCGTCAATCAGCAGACTATAACGGTCAATGCCTTCACGCCCAGTGGCAGCGTGGACACTGTCTCGGTTGCGGGTACCGTGAACTCCGTCTCGGTCACCGGCAACGTGACCGGCGTTTCGGTCACCGGCAACGTTACCGGTTTTGGCTCCGGGGCCGTGATGAACGTTATGAACCCATTTATTCTTGGCACGTACTATATTAAGCTGTGAGGCGCGATGTATTCCGACCGCACACTTCTTCCCCCGGTTAGCAATCGGGAGGACTTATATCTTCCGCTCTCGGTGTTCGATGACGACACCGGCCAGCCCATCGACATGGTGGCGCTCGGCTGGACGTTCCAATTCGAGATCCGGCGCGGCGGTCCCAAGAATACGGGAAGCGGTTATATCCCCTTCTACGACTGGGGCACGCCCGACGACCTCGGCCCGCTGATCTCGGCCACGCTCAATGCGCCGGTGGGAGCGGGCACGATCATCATCGATGACGTGGGTTACATGCACGTGATGATCCCGGAGACGCTGATGCGGACGTTATCCTCGAGCACCTATCAAGCCGCCATGACGGCAACCGATGGGTTCAGTACACGGCAGTTGTTCCTCGCAAGGCTACCCGTACTATTCGGCGGAGTTACCATATGAGCAATATGCCGGCGAACGTCCGCATATCGGCGCAGTTTCCTTTTCCAAGTGGCGTGGCTGGCACGACGCCGATCGCTATCACCAAGGCCAACGGCATCTGGTCGGTGGCGCTGCCGCTCGATGCGCTCGCGACACAAAATCCGTCCGGCGGCAGCCTGACGACCGATTATCTGCTGGTCTGGGATTCGCTCACGGGCACGTATTTCAAGATGCCGATCTCGAATGTCCCGACCGGGCCGCCCGGCCCGCCTGGGGCTGCGGGACCGCCTGGACCATCCGGCGGGATAACGGACGCGCCGTCCGATGGCGTGAACTATGGCCGCAAAAATGCGGCCTGGAACAACCTCGATACCCTGTATGCGCCGATTGCCGCGGCAGCGCCGCTCGACGCGCTCGCCTACAACGGCATGCAGGTCAACGGCTCGATGGAAGTCAGTCAGGAGTTGGGAACTGCCGGCACAGGCACCAATGCCAAATACATCTGCGATGGCTGGCAACTGCTCAAGGGTGGTGTTCCCGTCGTTCTTGCCCAGCAATTTGGTAGTTCACTCGCTACGGGCTTTCAGAGTTTTATCGGTGTTACAGTTTCCACGGCGCAACCGTCTCTTGCCGCCGGTGATTTCGCATGCGTCACCCAGATGCTTGAAGGCTACCGCATTTCCCGTTTAGGCTGGGGCACCGCCAACGCGCAGCCCATTACAATCGGGTTTTGGTCAGATCATACTGGCGCAGGAGTTTATTCCGGCACTGTTCGCAATGGTGCGGTAACGCGCTCTTACGCTTTCACTTACACGCAAAATGTTTCCAATATCCCTCAATACAATACGGTAACTATTCCGGGCTGCACGGATGGTGTCTGGCCCAGCGATAATACCCTCGCGATGACAATCTCTTTTGCGATGGCTAGTGGCAGTACTCTGACTGCGCCGTCAGCAAACACATGGTTGAACGGAAACTATATTGCTGCGCCGGGACAGGTGAACAGTGTTGCTACAACATCCGGTGTCCTTCGTATCACCGGCGTCATCGTTCTCCCCGGCATCGAGGTGCCGACCGCTGCGCGCTCGGCGTTCATCATGCGGCCGTTTGACCAGGAGCTGGACATTTGCCAGCGTTATTACGAAAAAAGCTATCTGTATACGTCTGCTCCTGGATCGACGATCGGTGGGCAACTGCACACAGGTGCCGCGCAGTGGTGGGGGCCGACACTTACTGTTCCAATCACCAAGGGAATTTATATTCCCTTCAAGCGACGTAAACGCGCAACTCCGACTGCTACAATTTATTCTCCCGTAACCGGCTTGGCGGGTAAAATTTACGATCTGACCCAGGGCGGCGATTGGACCGGAACCGTGCAGTATCTGGGAGACACTTCCATCAACATCACTGCCTTAGTCAATTCTGGGGTTACCAACACAATATCCGCACACTGGATCGCCGATGCGAGGCTCTAATGGCAGAATATCTGCTTACTGCAAGCGAAAGCGTCATCCGTACCGCGGATAGCGCGTCGATCCCCAACGATCCGGCCAACCGCGACTGGGTCGAGTACCAGAAGTGGCTCGCGGACGGCGGCGTGCCCGATCCTTATGTGCCGCCCGAGCCGGTGGCGCCGACGCCGACCAGCGAGCAGGCTACGCTATACGATCATGAAAACCGACTACGCAAGATCGAGGGCCTGGCGCCGATGAAGCTCGGCGACTTCATTGCCAAAATGCAGTGATCCGACATGAACCCCGGCATCCCCGAAGAGGCAGGCAAGGTCGCCGCCGGTGCGATCGAGGCCATGAAGAGCACGCCGCTCGCGATCGCGCTCCTGGTCGTCAATGTTTTCTTCCTCGTCTTCGCCGGCTATATGATCAGCGAAATATCATCTAACGCGCAAGCGCGCGACAAGACCCAAAGCGACCTGATCGCCAAGCTGGTGACCGAGTGCCGCCAGCCGGGACCAACATAACGGCAGCTCCCCATGCGGTATGATCATGCAATGCGCGCCGCGGCGGCGATATTCGTCGCGCTCGTGATCGTGCTCCTCATGCTCTATTGGTTTGGCGACGTGCCGCCGCCGATCGGCGACTAGGAGGGTAATAATGGGAGCAAATATCTGGTTCTGGCTGATCTATGTCCTGGTCGGGATATTTGGGATTTTCGGCATGAACCCCTGGCGGCCGGCGCCATATCAATGGGGGCCGTTCGGCGGCTGGCTGATCCTCTTCATATTGGTGGGCATTCTGGGGCTGCATGACTTTGGGAGCCCGATCCGCTGACGTGCTTCTGGTGGTGGCCCACCGCGATCGCGGTGTGCTCCCGGCAATAGGGGACCGCGGCCGGCTTGGTAGTGCCGCAGAAGCGGAACGGTGCTCGCTCGCCGAATGGCCAGCGGCAGGTAAACGCCGTGAGCTCCATGATGCCGATCGGCCCGTTGGCAGGGGCGACCTCGGGCACCACGGGCGAGGGCAGGGGCCTTGGAAGTATCATCTTGATCCTCTTGCGCGGTTTCTTGACGGCGGCAGGCTTCCTGACCGTCAGCAGCTGGAGTCCCATGCGGTGGATCTTGCCGATGGCGGCGCTGCGGGTGACGCCGAGCGCGGCGCCGATCTGGCGGGCGCTGTATCCCTGCGCCACCAGGGCACGCAGCTTGGCGGTGCGCTCCTGCGGCCAGCGGTCATCGGGATGCGGAGGCATCGGACTTCCACACGGACTTTGCCCTGTGCCGGTTTCTGTGCGTCCGTTTGTGCGCGGTTTGTCCGTCTGGTCCGGTATGTCCGACCAAATGAAATCTCGAAAACTCAATAACTTGAGTGGCTGGGGGACTAGGATTCGAACCTAGATTGACGGAGTCAGAGGCCGCTGTCCCAAAAGTTGTTGCGTCATCCATGATGCTGTTCCGGCGAAAGAATTTCAATTTCGTTTGACGTAGTCCGCGCATCCACGTGCCGACTTTTGTGCGGCTGGCCGAGTAAGCCGCGCAAGGCGTTCGGCTTCCAAGCGGGCAATTCTGGCAGGGGGCAACGGGCGGCGTCTCATCCTGCCACCTTACGGTCTGTGCCGGGTTTTGTGCCTGACAAGGACTCGGCGAGGTCCTCCTCGTTGACGAAGGCGTAGTGCTTTTCAGTCACGGAAACAGACGAGTGCCCGAGCAGAATAGACACCTCATGCATGGTCTTCCCGTCACGCTGCAACCATCGACACCCCGCCGTCCGGCGCAAATCATGCCAACGGATAGCGGCGGTACCACTTCGTCGCCTCGCGGCCTCTAGCCCCTTGCTCATGTGGACGTATCTGGTTCCGGTGTCGGGGTTCACCAAAATATATGGCGTGTCCAGGCGGCGAGGAATCAAAGTCAGGATTGTGCGGGAGCGGGGTGTCAGCGGGACATGCCGAGCTCGACCGCTCTTGGTCCTTGTGGTGGTGACGATGATACCCCGCGCGAAGTCGATTTGCGGCCACTGGAGCTCGAACAGCTCGCTCAACCGCAGTCCTGTGTCGATTGCCAGTGTGATCGCATCGCGCACCGCCGGGCTTGCATGAGCCAGTAGGGCGGCTTCCTCGGTCTCTGTCAGGTAGCGAGTGCGGGGAGGAGCCTCTTTGAGGCCGCGCTTGGCCCTCCGACGCAAGTAAGCCGGGATAGGGTTGCCGCCCTCTTCGATCCATTCCCAATCTTCGGCCGATGTAAGCATCGAGGATAGACAGGCGAAATCGCGCCGGATCGTCCCAGCTGCGACCCCGTCGCTGCGCCGCTTGGTCTCGAAATCTGAAAGGATGGAGCGGGTGATCCGGTCGAGGGTGACTCCAGCGAAATGTGGCGCTAGGTTCTTCAAGCTGACGCCGTAACGCTTCGCGCCGCCCGGCTTGAGCGTCGTTAGGTGCTCCCGGATAAATCGCTCGGCCGCCTCCTCGAATGTGCGCCGCGGCTTGTCGCCCCACGCGACCGCGTCGAGCTCGTCGAGCCATGCCCTAAGACGTCGACCAGCAATCGCTCGATCCGCTGTTTTGAGGCTTCGCCGGTACTCTCGGCCTTGACGCTGGGCACGACCCCAGTAGACGCCGCCCCTTCGGTATAGCCCGGCCATGCCGATACCTCGCGTTGCGTTGATCGCCACCATGCCACGAATGCTTGGCGGTCGAAAAGCCATCCGCCGCCGTGTCCACTGGGCTGATGGGCGCCGGGGATGCGGCCCGCGGTGGCAAGCCGTGTCCAATGCCGCGCCGTGAAGCCGTAATCGCGGGCGAGTTCTGATGCGCGAAGCTGGATCATGCTCACTTGCGCTTTTCCCGTTCGGCAAAGACCACGGCCCGCATTGCGCCAAGGCTCGGCGAGGCCGCGTAGAGCTGCTGGCAGATCGGCAGCGGATCGAGCCCGAGGTCGCGCCAGAATGGCACCTCCCCGACGACATGCTGCGCTCCGGGTCCGTCCGTGTGGCATTGAGCGCATAGCGGAAGCGTCCAATGATCCCCCGGCTTGAGCCCGGCGCCGGTGATCGGCTTTCCGATCCGCGTCATGCGGATATGCGCCGCAACGCCGGCAGGGTCGGTATCGCATCCCAAACAGGGGCAGCGGCGCACGAGCGCGAGATACTTTGCATCGTTGTGGACGGCGCCCTGCACGAAAGCGCGGCCCTTGGGCGGCTTGCCGGTGCTTTTGAAAAGCGTCCCCGGCTTGGCGACCGGCGACACGCGCCGCGCTCTCATGCGCTCCTCCTATCGACTGCGTGCTCTCCGTCACACATCAGGATCAGCTCCCTGCGAACATCTTCCGGCGTGACGCCAGCGTGCATCCATCTGTTTGCTATAACGCCGATAGCCGCATCGAAGAACCGGTTGAACTCAGTCTGGTCGCACGCTGCCCACGATATCGATCGGCAGACGTAGAACGTCTGGCAAGTATCGGCGTCAACGTAGCGCCGCACGAAGCCGGTTGCGAGCTTCACGGCGTCCTTGATCTCGTCGATCGATGCATCCTCGAATAATTCGCAATGCATTTTGACAAAACGAAATATTGCAAATGCCAGTCTGTGCTGCCTCACATTCCTCGCCGCTGTCACGTCGACCATCACGTCGCGTCCGTCCTTGAGCTTCGCAAGCACCTCGATGCCCTCGTCATCGACGGGCGTCAGGAACTTGCCATTCTTGCGGCACACGATCTTCGTCATCCGCCACCCAGGATATTCTCAGGCGATATTTCGTCGAGCCGCTCGCGGTACAGTTTCACGGCCACCCGCCATTGATCGGGCGTCAGCTTATCCTTCTGCGGGATCAGCATGCGATCCTTGACCTTCGCTAGTTGCTCGGGCGTTTCCGCGCCCGAAAGCGCGCCGGCCAGATCGTTGACCAGCCACGTCTCGGCGTCGAAAACCGGGTTGGCCGTCAGCTCCTGCACCCGCTCGCGGAATATCGTCACCGCCTTGAGCCATGCGGTGGGCGATACCTTGCGTTGCTGCGCTGGGCTCATATGCTTGACCTGCAGGTCCATCATGGTCTGCGTGTCAGGCGCCGCAGCCGCGACCGACCTGAGCAGATCGAGCCACAAGGCCTCCTGCTTGGGCGTCAAGCGCTTGAGCGGCTCGGGGATGTCGAGCGGGTCAGGGACCAGTCCCTCGGGGACATCCGCCGCGGTCGCCGGGCGCTCGCCATCCTCCTCCCAAATTACTTGGTCGGAGAAAATCTCGCCGGTTTCGGCATTGACCGTTTCGGCTGCCCCGCGCTCCTCGTTCTGCAACTGAACAATTTTATCTTGCGCGCGAAGTCGCAAAATGTCCTGCCAATCCTCCGGCAGCGTTTTGATACTCTCGGCGTTGTCATTCATCCAAGCTTTGAATGCGGCCCGGTTGCTCGCCTCATCGATCTCTTTCTGCAGTCGAGCGTAGATGTCCTTGGCGTTTTTCTTCGGCAGCGTGGTGGGTTGCG